TTGATCATTGCCCAGTCCTTGTCGTGGTGAGCAATGAACTCGACGATCTGGCCGTTCCTCGTGTTCTGATACAGCGCCATAACGCAATAAAAAAGGGCGCCTGACCAAGCAGACGCCCTTATTGTAGGGAGAACCCTGTCGATCACCGCAAGGGCGATCAGTTCTCCTTGTTGTAAGGCAGCGGCAGATCCTGCAGTTCGGCCACCACGTCGTCGACGTAGTAGGCCACTTCCACCAGGATCGGGGTGCCACCGGTCTGAGTCGAGCTCAGGGTGGAACCTGCCGCAGTACCGGTGCTGTTGGTCACGTAAACCCGCAGGGTCTCGCTACCAGCCAGGGTCACCGGGGTGACAACGCTCTTGACGTTCGCCACGGGGGCGATCGTGCCACTTGCCACCGCCACAGCCGAAGAGGTCGTGGAGAGGGTCGTCGTGGTCAAGACGTCATCGTTGGCCAGGGCATCAGCCAGCTTCAGGCGGTTGGTATTGGTTCCAACCAGGCCCGTGGTAGCGGTGCCAATGCTGCGATCCTTGCGCATGTCCGGCACGCGAATGCCGAGCATGTACACGTTCGCACCAGAGGGCAGCACCAGGCCGGTGATGTTGGCGCGGGGCTTGTCGTCGCCACGTAGGTCGGGCGACGGGATGATCACGTCAAAGGCGGTACCGCCAGTGGAATCCACCAGGGCATAGCCAGTGATGTGGTAGTACACCCGGCCGGGCAGGCACACCACGCACTGGTTCTGGTAAGAACTAGGGCGATCGATGTAGTTGCCGGGGTAGATCTTCTTCGCCATGATTCGTTACCTCCTATCAGTAAACGAAGGAGTACGCGACGGTCACGAAGTCCTTGTTCAGGATCTCGAAACCGGCGAAGAGCGACCAGATCATGATGATGAAACGACTAAAATCGTCGTTGTTGTTCAGCAAGATCTGGGCGTTGTTGCCGCCGATGCCCACGCCCACGGCCTGAGGACCGAAGAACAGCATCGGAGCAGCAGTGGTGACGGTCGAGGTGATCGACGCGTCGGTGATGGTCACCTGCAGGCTCTTCTCAGCGAGGTTGGTGCTTTCGAACCACCGCACGCCTTCAAAGAGGAAGCCACTCACTCATGTTATCCTAGGGGCTCTTTATCCCCTAGCTCTCACGGTTTACCATCCCGTGAGGTCAGACTATCTCACCTACTCGTTACAACTCTTTGGTTGTCAATGTGCGAGTAGCAGGGCACTCGTGGGTCCATTACTGAGTTTCCTCTCGGGACCTAGTCGTTGAACCTTCCGGGCTGTGGCCCGGCTTGGCTGCTGATTCCCCGTGCGATGGAGGGGTTCCAGCAATTCACCCTGTTTGCTACGCGACTCGCGCCGCGCAGGCCCAATTTTGCTTAGGCATCACGGGCTGACCAGCAACAAAGCCGGCCTGACCGTAAGCAGGACCCATGCCACGGAAGAAGTTGGCATTGGGTGCCAGTTCCGGCTGCATGGGGTTAACCATGCCGTTGCCGGCGTAACGAGCGATCTCACGGAACGCATCGTTCTGGCGCAGGTGCATCATTGCGGTGGGATCCGCAATGCAACGGTAGTAACCGTCAGCGAATGTCGGAACATTTCGCTTCCGCATGTCTTTGACCACCTCAAGGAGGTCGGTCTTGACATCAAACTTGGCGGATTCGCCGGCAGCGTAAGTCAGGAAGGGGGCAGAGCCAGCCTTTGACTTTTTCAGGGGGTAATAGTAACCACCCTTGGTGCTGTCAGCGGCGCCATTAGCCTCTGCCTTGAACAGTTCGTCAGAGAAAACGCGATCGCGCCACCGACGATAATCGTCCAGCAGAGTTAGACTTCCAATCGATTGATGGAAGACATTCAAATTACCGGAGTCCAGCAGAAGTCGCTGGGCGGTAAGCAGAGTCTCGCGAGCAACCTTGAAGGTGCTCGGAGCTGCAGTATCGGAAGGATCGGCGGGTCCGGTATATTCCTTAAGGGAAACAAGGACCTTGTCCTTAACAATACTGCGCGAAGATGCAGTGCCGAGGGTCTGATCAGCAGTCCGCTCACGGCTATCTTTGGTGCCAGGGGCACCCCAGAAGCGATACAGTTGTTACCCCTGGAGCTCTTTATCTCCAGGTTCTTACGGTTTGCCATTCCGTAAGGTCAGACTATCTCATCATTTCGGCCTATTAGGCCGGAATGCCCCGCTCTCGTGCCGCCTTATCGCCTTCATCCACAAGTGGGATGTTCAGGCTCGCCTCGTATTCCCGCTTACTCTTCGTGTTGTAATGCGAGAACATTAGGGTGACTTTGTATTCCATGGAGGAGTGGACATAGGGTCGTATTCTCGCTAGAAACCCGGGCATCAATGAGCTCGGTATTCTCAGTCGAAACGAACCCCTGTCCTCGTAGGGTCTTGCTTCAACATTGGTCAACGAATAAATCCAGTCCCGCACAAGGAGGGCTTCCTCCAAAGGGCGGTATAGATTCAGGATCCCTTTGTTAACAGCAGAAGTGGTCTTCCCTACGTTTCCGTCATCCATCCAGAACAAGGCTAGAGCCTCTAGCCCTAGGAGGTCTAAGACCTCCTTCGAGAACCTTTTCTCTCCGTTTCTATAAAAAAGAGAGTAGAGGCCCTTGAGCGCTGGATTGACCACCATCGCCTGGCATGTCATTGCGCTTGTTTTTGTGCGCTTGTCAAACACTGGCCTGGCGGGGCCAACAGATCCATTAGTCCCCAGCTCCTCGTTAATCCGGTTAACCTTGTAAACCAGATATTCACGCTGCCTGGCCGAATGAGTAAAACTCAGGTAGACGGAGTTTGGACGCTCCTTAGGGATGCCCAGACACCCGTCGCCGGCTACGGACGCAAGCGTAAAGAGGGGGAGATCAGTCACAGCGGTAGTCGTTGAACCTTCCGCTCATTTCGGAGCGGCTTGGCTGCTGATTGCCCAGTGTACGCCCTGGCGGGCGCCGCGGCGGGGTCCCAGCAATTCACGGGGTTTAATGACCGCCATCGCTATCTAACGGTCAAGCTGAACTGTCTGTCCGGGTTGCTTAGAGAAATCGTGAACAACCACGGGCTCGACCGCCATCTCAACGATGTACGAGGGATGGGGTCGATACAGCTCGGCACCTAGCAGCTTCGGAAAATCGTTCAATCACTCCACAATTTCTTATGGGATCGGACTATCTCTTCACCCAGATTCCTGGGTGCCGGGCGCTAATCGTGTATTACGCAGCAAGTTCGTGCTGCACCACGTAGTCTCTGCACGTTCCAGTCGCGCTCGACTGGCTTCGCTCAGGATTACCCTCGCCTTGACGTTAGGGCTTCCCTGAATTCACCCGGTTCTCACTGGCCGGTTACCCGACCAGGTGACAACTCTATTGCTTATGCGGTAATCTTCGGCTAGTGGACCGATAACATGAAACCAGTTCCAGTGCCAGGTTTTCCCGGAGTCCTGATCGACGAGTCGGCCAGGGTCTATCTCCAGGGAGACGCTGGGGTCACAGAATTAAAGGTCAGCCAATCCAGCACTTACTGCAGGGTGTCACTGCCCTGCGACTGCTCTAAGCGCCGCATGCATGTTCACGTCCTTATGGCCATCACATTCCTGGGGCTAACTCTTGATGAAACGGGCTGCAGCTCAGATAGCTTGCAGGTCGACCATATTGATGGCAATAAGCGGAATAACCGTCTTAAGAACCTAGAGGTTGTGACCAAACAGGAAAATCTGCGCCGAGCGTGGGCTGCAGGCGCGTACGCGCGCAATGGTTACGCCAGCAAAGGCCGGCCCAAGCCATCTTTGCAGCGCTTCAACAGTGAGCAGGTCCAGGACATGCGTCGATTGCGAGAAAGCGGTCTCTCATACAGAGCGATCGCGGCTCGGTTCAAGTGCGACCATAAAGCTGTCTATCGGATCCTTCGCGGAGAGACTTACCGGCAATAAGCCGTTATCAATCCACATGGGATGAAACGCTCCAAATTGTCGAGGTGCGAGAAGGCGCGCGAAACGCCTCCATGGGCTTACTATAGGGTTAGTTTATAGGGAGCAATTTTGGACGCCGCAGATGTCCGCGGCCTGCTGGGTTTACTGCTGGCTGATGGCAGTCTTGTCCGATATCGCAGTCCCAGCGGGGGGTATGTGCAACTGACCCTGACAGCAGGCGCCAAGGAGTCAGCGTTTCTCGAGGAGAAGGTCGCTGAATTTCGCCAGTTCCTGCCGACCGAGGCGCAAATTGTTCCCTATAAGACCACTCCGCGCGCCAATGGTCGCTCGACCCTGGTGCTGCGCTTTCGAGTCTCGACCACCAAGCTGCGGCTGATTTACAACCTGCTCTACCCGGGCGGTGAGCGGCGCATCACTTCGACGGCGCTGGAGATGCTGGGCGCGCGAGCAGCGGCGTGGCTTTGGGCGGAGGGCGCCCGGGTTTGCCGCGATGGCTCCGTCGAGCTCACGCGGGTCGGCGGTGATGAACACGAAGCGACCTTGGTGCAGCAGTGGCTGGCCACGCTGACCGGCGCCCACTCCGAAGTGCTCGCAGAGCGGGTCCGCCCCCGCCTGCGCTTTTCGCATGCTGAGGCCCGCAAAATCCGCATCGCCCTGCTGGATTACGCCCCCCTCAGTCGCCGTTATCTGTTCACCGAAGAATCCTGGGATGTCAGCACCATTCGTAGTGCGCGCACTGAGCTTCAGTTTGGTGAAGGGCTCGCTTCGCCTCAAGGGAGCGCGGAAGCGCCCCTGGCTTGAGATCCGTCGACCGGAAACCGAGCGCGGCGAACTGAGCTGGCAATTGCGCTGCCTGCAGGAGTTACACGATGGCCCTCTGGAGTGGGTCCGGGATCGGGTGCCCTCCGACGGCTTCTATGACATGCACCGCCTACGCATTCATGGCGAGGGGCTGTACCGGGCCTATGAACTGCTCTGTCCGCGAGACGAGCGCCAACTGACTCCTGAACTGCTGGACCTGCTGGGCGATCAGGTTCTGGCGGTGTTGTGGAGCGATGTCGGCAAGTGGAGCCGTCACCGGATCGCCTTCAGTGGCGGGGCAGTCACCGGCGAGGAGTGGTCCCTGTATGACGGATGGCTGCGGGATCGCGGCTTCTCGCCCAAGCTGTGGTGGAACCACGGCACCCCCTGCCGTGTGCGCCTGGGCCCGATGGATTCCGGTCGGTTCAAGGAGAGCGCGGCACCGCACCTGCACTACCTGCAACGGCGACGATTGCTGTCAAGATTTGCACAGGCGGTAAACTAGAGATTGCCCCGAAGAAGAACGGCGTCAGGGGCAGCTGCACACCAGGAGCCCGGATTTTTGCCGTTTCCCTGGGCTGGAAAGTGATCCGCCATGCGTCTGATCAGCGTGTGGCGGCGCCTGGTCGCGATTCGTCTAGCATTGCTGCATCGTCGCGGGCATTATATGGCTCAACAAGGCGACAATCAGCGCTTGCCTGATACAGACACGGGTACGGACGTGCAACGCGTCACGCATCGGGAATCGCTTGTTTGCGAAGATTCCGCAATGCGCCGCAAGTTTCTTGATTTCTGCGAGGAGCAGCCGTCAGCTCCTGAATGTCTGCTGTACGAGGTCTAATGGCCGTCGCCCAGTCCGATACCTGGAACAGCCTGCGCCAGAGCTACGGCGGCAGCGATTCCACGCTTCCTTCATTCCTGCGTCCGTACTACGTTAAATACAACGCTGTCAGCAAGTCACGCGATCTTGGTAGCGGCGAGATCCTGATTGCGGATCTTTCAGGGGACCTCGGCGCAGAAGGCGGCGCCAACACGCTCTTTTTTAAGGTCACCCTTCCACGCGAACTCGAGCTAAGGGTGATCAAGCGCGGTACCGGTAGCTGGACCGACAAATACATCCGCGTTGGCGTCCTGGATAGCGAGCGGCGCCAGGTGCAGCTCAGCGATGACGGCTACGCATTTCAGAACGATATCCACAACACCGATACTGACGAGTCCCTTGCGCGGATGCCTGGAGGTGTGTACTACATCACCGTCTCCAGTAACCAATGGCAGCGCTTGGAGTACGCCATCTCCGTGTTCGTTGGGCGTTACGCCTTGCTGAGTGGCGCGGCATCCGGAGCTTTCAGCCCTAGCGGACGCTTCCCTCTGGCCAAAATCGCCGGCGCCGCCCGCGGTGACGGCCTGCCCGAGGGAACCCTTCTGAACCCGAACAAAATCAAGCGACTTGCCAACTCGGCGGTCATGGGTACCGCCGTGCCGACGCTGTCACTGGCCATTTTGCGCGGGGCGGCAGTGGGGCGACTCTTCCTTGACGGCCGCTTAAAGATGACGTGGAAAGTGACAGGCGCCGCAGGGGGCTCTGATGCCACCACAGGCACCTTGAGCAGCGAGGCGCCCTATGGCGGCGGCTACGGCTATTGAGCACGGAAATCTGATTTCTAGAATGATGCAATCGTGTCATTCGCTCCCAATCGGGTATGGCGTTTTCTCAGTATCTAGCCGACAAAATTCTGGTCTGGATCAAGGGAACGACCTTCCCCACCGCGCTCTCTAACGTCTACATCAGCCTGCATAATGGCGATCCCGGGACCGCCGGTACCGCCAATAACGTGCAGCTAACCGTCACCGGTAGCGCCAACCGCACGACTGTCGCCACTAGCACCTTGAGCACCGTCGGCTCCGCTACAGGCGGGGGCTTTCAGGTGACCAACAATAACTCGGTGCAAATCACTACCAACGCCTCTGGTGGTGCGACTGTCACTTACTTCGGAGTGTGGGATGCCGTGACTGCCGGCAATTTCCTGGCATCCGGTCAGCTGACCACCGCCGTTGACGTCGTCGCCGGTGACACCGTTCAGTTCAACGCCGGCGCGCTGGCAATCCGCCTGGTCTGATGGCAAAGGTGAAGAAGTCCCCAACTAACGTCATCCACAAAGAGCCCGTGGAGAAGACGACACGCCAGGGCAATGGTCGACGCAGCAAGCCCAGCCACGGTCGCAAAGCGCGTCGCGGCCAAGGCAAGGGCTGATCAGGCCAGATCAACGGTTAGCTGGTACTTCGTTGAGGAGTGTCCCAACCGCTCGACGACCACCCACAGTCGATCACCCGCTGCCAGCGAAAACGGTCCGAGGGCGACAGACGAGCGTCCATTAGCGGGACGCTTGCGACCAAGGCACGTCAGCGCGGCGCTGGGCGTTGCGATGCCTCCAGCTTGCTTGATAACGGCGATGTCACCGACTTCGCGATGGCTCGCCGTAAAACCGCTTTCACTGAAGGGGCTCAGCGTAATTGTGTAGGAGCCGAGACTGGTCCCGGTGCCCGCATTGTTGATCTCATACTTGTCAACAGTGCCGCGAATCCCGCTAAGGGTCGAGAAGTCCGACTTGTTATCACCAGATCGCGGGCCAATCAGCTGAGCGGGGCCAGTGACAACACGCTTGCTGTTGATGCCCTTGCGGTTGATTTTGTCGATGACCGCCATGTCAGCCAGTCCGATCTAGGTGCGATCAATCAAGTCTAACGAGGCTCAATAATCCCAAACCGCTGCAGGAGAAACGCCTGCGCGGGGGCAGAATTTACCTCCGTTGCGCGTATCGATATGGATGAACCCCTTGGGCCTACCGTCGCCATAGCCGCCGCTCCAACGCTGCACCAGCCACTGGTGGAACTTTTGCAGTGATTCGCCAATCGGATAGATGTCCAGCGCCATGCCCTTGACGTGGTAACTGCCCGTGACGCCGCCCACCTGAGAGTTGATCGGCTCGGGCCGGTAGCCACTGGTCACACCCAAAGGGCCCGACCAGGCTTCCCGGATCGCGTCAAACTCCTTGCAGACCGCAAGAATCGCCTTCTCCTCGGCGCTGCCGGATGCCGGCTTGCGGCGAGCGTCGTACTGCAGCACCTCGCCCACGGTGATGTACTTGCCCACCGGGGCCGCGAAGTCGCTCCAATTGACACTGGCCGGCTTCTGCGGCGCGGGTTTAGCTTGCTCCTCGAGCCAGTGCGGCATGAAGGCCGCCCAGCGCTCGCCGTCGCCATTGAGCGTGAACCAGACGTGACTGTCAGCGGGGATCTCCTCGACCCGGCTGACCGCCAGCACGGCATCTTTGCTGACCTGATAGCGGCCTGCCTCCGACAGGTAGCGGCCATCGATCGGTGCTTTTTTGAGCAGAGTGTCTCGCTGGGCGATGAATTTCATGATTCCGTTGTCCTCCTGATTCCAAAGTTCCGCTTCCTGGCGGCGGCGCTCCACTAGCCCCGGCAGCGTGCGACCGCCCGCCTTGACGTACAGCGCGAGGGCCTGGGCCATCTGCTGATAGACCTCAGGCCGTTTGGCACCATCCCGCAGCACGCCCGTGATTGTTTCAAATCCCAGTGCGCCATAAAACTTGGCGCCCAGATTCCAAGCAAAACTCAGTAGTACCGCCTGGCGCTTGGCTCCGAACGCGCCCCAGCCCGGGATCGTCTCCAGCGCCGGGATGTACTGCTTATTCAGCAGGTCCTCAAGCATCGTGCGGCAAACTCGCGCGTCGCAGATATCGCCCATCCGCACCGGATCGCCACTGGGGTATCGCGTGACACCGGCGCAGATCGTTGGTACGCCGATGGGGTCGAGATAGGCCTCCTCCTCGACTCCCTCAAAGCGCTCAATCAAGGACGCTGCTACCGCCAGCGTCTGTGGGTGTGTCGCCATAAATCCCCGCAAAGCGGCGTGTGGACCGAGCCATGGGTTCGCGGCCTTCCATCATTTCCACAGCAACATGCTGAGCCGCTGTGTCGCTGTAACCCTTAGACCGCAGTAGCTCGTAGAGCTCAAAAAAGGTGTCCGTCTGCGTTTCGACGGCGTCGCCATCAACTACGACCTCAGCCGCGAGGTGTTGCGCGGCGCCGCGAGGAATGCCCTGGCTGGTGAACTGCCGAGCCAGGACATCGTAAACCTCGGGGCTACCGGCTAAACGCATTCACGTTTTCCGCAGTAGCCCCAATCTAACGAGATTCAATCTGACGACTACATGCCAATTGCGGCAGCGATCGCGTCAGCCGATGGTGCACCCATTGCCAACACGCCCTGATAGCCAGGTAGCTGTCCGCCCGATAAAGCGAGCACTGCAACCTTGTGCTTTTCCAGGACTTGCGCGGCCTGCGACTGCTGAGCCCGCATGGCGCCTGCAGCACCGGCGATAGCCTGGTTTTGGGCAGTCGGTGCGAGCGCGCCTGCCTTGGCGGCTTGCTGCTGCATGGCCTGATGGAGCTGCAACTGCGTAGGGCCAGCGACAAGCCCCTGGGATTCAGGATTGAAATAGGCTGGCGTCCCGCCAGGTAAGACGGTTGATCGGTTCATAGGGAGTACCCCCGCACGGCGGGGGCATGAAAACGGCGGGGATCAGCCTTCCGAGACCAGCACCTTGCTGCGCAGCGCCTCGGGAGTGGCCTGCGAGAGGAGCTGCCAGGCAGCGGCGGGGTTGCGATCGCTCAGCTGGGAGAACATCGCCCAGAAGTCATCGCCACCACTGGCGGCCTGTACGTCGGGAGCAGGCATGTCCAGCTGCGGACGCTGATAGGTGGCCGCAGGAGGCACGAAGCGCTGCTCATTGGCGGCCACCTCTGCGGCGAGGCGATCGTTGGCCGTCTCGGTTGGATAAGGACCGTTCGGACCGAAGAAGTCGTTGACGTAGTTCGCCAGCAGTTCCGGCTGCGTCAGCAGCGTGTGATACGCAGCATTGTCCTCAGCGGCGGCATTGATGACCGTATGTGAGTTCTGCAGCTGACCCTGAATGGTCTGCAACTGCGAGGCAATCTCTGCGGTCTGGCGAGCCTGAGCCAGCAGTGCGTCCTCGACGACGCAGGCGTAGCGGTTCAGCAGGGCAGGGGCCTCAGCACCGAAGTGCTGCAGAACCTCAAGACTTTCGCTGCTGACGTTTTGCAGATACTCGTCGCTCGCGACTGCGCTCGACTCGCTGCTGTAGCTCGGGGCCTGTGCCGGCATCGCCGGGGAATAGGCCTGCGTTTGTTGGTACGTTGAGGTCAGCGGCGCCATAACGGACGGAGCCGCCTGGTAGCTCACCGGTGCCGGCTGGTAGGCCGCCGGGGTAGGGGCCACCGGTTGGGTCATCGGTGAGGCGTACCCCTGGGGCTGGGAGGACTGCGTCCCGCTCAAGCTGGCGAGGAGCCCCTGGTACGCCGCCTGCCAGGGGTTGGCCTGGGGCACCGAAACCGGCGCTTCCGGGGTATATGCCGGAGCTGGAGTCGTCGGGTACGAAGCTGGGGCCGCCGGCATCGCCTGCGGTGAGGCCGCGGTCGGCGCGGCCACGCTGGATGGGATCGAGGGCTGCGGGGTCGCCACTGCCGTCGCCATCGTTGTACTGTCCTGCATAGGTCAGCTCTCGCTTAAGGAATTCAAGGGCTCGATAGACGTACGGCGTCAGATCGAGTTTGGGGTCCGCCAACAGGGGTAAATCCGGAGCCTGCGGGTGGGGGATCTGCCGCATGTTCTGGATCAGCGACAGGAAGGTGCCAATGCTTTGTTGCGTGGCTTGCGCCATCCGGAATGGATAGCCACTGAGCATTGCGCTTCTCTCTTCGTCGGTTTTATCCGGGAAGAGATACCTGAGAGCCTCGATGCTGTTCACACCGAGTTCCTGCAGGTTGCGCACGACAATGCTTGAGTTCAGTATATCTTCCGTGGACTCCTCAAAAACCGGACCCTTCCAGCGCCACTCGACGCGACGATCTCCGTCGGGGATCAGGCCAACGACACCCTGCGGCAGTTGGCGGTTCTGCACAGCTTCCCGGATTTTGGCCTCCAGGGCCGATTCAAACTTTCCACGCGCGTCCTGGAATGCTTGAATCGCCTGCTCAAACTGCGCAGGGTCGGGGAACTCCTCACGAATTGGCACGGGAGGCGGCTCCAGCCCAACAGCAGCGGCGAAGGAATCCCGGAAGATCTGCTCCTCGTGAAACACGATCAACGCCAGCAACTTGCATAGGCCGTAGGTCAGTAGACCGCGACACTTGCGCGAGGCGGTCGTGGCCGCGCGGCCGAATAGGGACTTGATCTCGTAGGCCGTGGCGCCGGTGCTCACGCCCAGCTCATCCACGCCGCCAAGGGCGTTGCGCAACTCCTCGCGATACTGACGGGCATAGAGGTTCTGATCGCCGCTGACGGCATCAGGCGTGATGTACGCGACGCGGTCGGTTGCCTCTATGTTGGCGATGATCCGTGGCACCTTCATGCCACCGCCACCGCCGCCCAACGGCATGCTCACCCGCGTCGAGGGACGGTTGGCGGCGTAGAAGCCAGCCTGCGAGCTAATGGTCGGCCGGAATTCTTCGCCGTCGCCCGACTCCACCAAATCCTGCTTGGGGCGACTGGAGACCAGTGTCGGGTTGCCGTAGAAGGTGATATTGGCGCGGATGTTCTTGACCAGGTCGTCGTGGGTGACGATGTGATCCGCCAGCCAGTCAAACTCCCCAGTGGCATCCATGCCGGTGGAGCGCATCGTGTTGAAGGCCTCCACCGCCGGGATGAACCCCAAGCTGTTGCGCAAGGTGCGGGTGCTGTTCGGCGCGTAGTTCAGGCTCTGGATGCCGACCTCAAAGCTGGGCTTCTCGGTGGTGATCGACTCCTTGATCACATCACGCCGCACCTGCAGTTTGACGTAGCGGATCGAGCCGCCGTCGCTTGGCATCGCCCCGACCGAGCCCAGGGTGTCGCGCACCGTGAAGCTGTAGATCAGCTCCACCTCCTCGAGTTCGCCGGCAGGGTCGTAGTAGGCGCGGTAGTTGTCCTTGCTGAACCACATCAGCCGGTAGGTGTCGCGCACCGGCCGGAAATACCACAACCCCTTGCCGTCGATCAGGAAGTCATCAATGATGCCTTCCAGCCTTGCATCGATCTCGTTCTCCTCGATCAGCGCAGCCAGGAAGGACTTGCGGAAACCAAACGTGTCCTGCGACGGGTAAAACTCCAGCCCCTGACGCAGCATGAACATCCGCATCTGCGTCAGATGCGAGTTCACGATCATCGTGTCCGTTCCGCTGCTCCCGTCCCGCTTGCGGGCGGCCTCGAGAATACGGCGAAAACGCTCAGTCTTGGGCTGGCTCATAGGCCTATGTTAGGTCCACTCCACCTGGGCAGCTCCGCGGCGCATCAGCCCCTGAACCACAATATTGAGGCTGTCAGCACAGTCATCATGCGGGCTGTGACCGAAGTTTGTGATTTCACTGATCATGCAGCTGAAATCGCGGTATTTGTTAAAGATGATCTTCCTGGCCTGAAACAACCCCAAGATGCCGCGCAGCCGCGCCAGCTTGTCGCCGCGGAATCCTTTGACCGGCGAGACATTGAGGTTGTAGAGGCCCCACTCGTTAAACAGCACCCGCTTGAGGTCCCCTTCAAAGCTCTTCTGATACGCCACTACCTCCGGCCAGATCGTCACCGGTGAGCTAGTCGGGAAGTACTGCCCCTGCTCGTTGGTCGCCAGCAGGTTCCACTCCAGCAGCAATTCGCACAGGGCTTCGATCTTCTCGATGTTGCCCATCGAGCGCATGCGCCGGTAGTCAATCACATAGCACTTGTCGTCGACCCGGCCCGCCAGGGTAAACACAGTCCAGTCGTTACGCTCGCTCATGCCGGCCGAGAGGTCGATGCCGACGCCGACCGTGTCGTAGACGTCTGGCACCTCGCCGCGCACGAACAGCTCAGGGCTCACCCCCAGCTCGGTCGAGCGCACCGGCTGATTAAGGTACTGGTACGAGAAGGCAATGCGATCGTCCTGCTGCAACTTGAGCAGGTACTTGGTCGACCACATCTCCGGCCAGTAGGACTTCGGCCGGCCGTCATCGTCGTACTTCAGCGCCGACTGGGTGATCACCTTCCAACCCTTCTGCTCGGTAAACGTGGTCGCGAACAGGTCGTCGAAATGGAAGCGCGTACCCAGGGCGATGACGCGACCGCCCTGGAAAATTGTTGGGACGATAACCGTATTCCAATTATTTGTCATTTCCTCGCGAATCTGTGGGTTCGCGATACTCGCCGACGACTTGATCGCGTCGTCCACAACAACCAGGCTAGATCGCTTAGACGTGATCGTACCTTTAAGACCTGCGCACGCGATCGTAAACGCGTCTTCACCTCGGACGTCGATTTCGGCAAAATCCCAGTCGATACTCCATAACTCGTCCGATGTCCTGACCTTTGAAAGCCTGACGCAGGGGAAGATCTCTTGGTACTCCTTGGTAGAGATCAGGTGCTTGATCGCAGCACTCTTGCCCCTGGCTACGTCCTGGTTGTAGGAGACATACAGAATTCGCAGCAGTTTCTTCGCGAGCGCATGTCTGCCAATTAGCCACGCCAGCAACAGCGCTGCGCTTGTCGACTTTGCGGAATTCTTTAGGCTCAGATAAGAGCCACCAATAAAGCGCTCGCTCTCATGCTCGATACTGATGCACCGCACAGGGCGTCTACCGACCGAGTGGATGTCTGTAATCGCCCTTACTAGCGCGCCAGCGCCTTGCGCTCCTTCGCCCGTGCCATAACGTTCTCGCTTGCGAGCGATATAAAACGGGCTAATCCCAGGCGGCAGGACGGCACTAAGCACGTAAAGCGTCCGCGCCGGCTTGCGATCGCCACTGGGCAACATATAGCTGCCTTCTCGAGGGGCGTTGATTTTTGCTAATCCTCCCAATGACCTGACCAGTTCGGCGACATCCTCCAAAAGCTGCTCCGACGTTGTCGAGAAGCTCGCACCAGATCGCTTCGAGCCAAGACGCGCGCAACCATCGGTATCCATCAGCCCCTGCAAAAGTGCCTCCCTCTGCCGCACAGAGCCATGCAGATACTGCCGAGGGATAAACTTCTCGCATGAACGCTTACCCGAGAGCCCTAGAAGTCGCAGCGCTTGCAGGATAGGGTTATTCGTCTGTCCCTTTCGAGCGCGAGTTTTCTGATATTCAGGCTTGATCCCAATCATCCAATCTCCGCGCCTTCCAGACAACGCAACCAAGCGACAGGCGTCGGGCAGCGCCTTCTGCACTCGCTCCGCCATGTCAGGTTCATCCTTGAAAAAGCGCACCAAACCGGGATCCCCAAGGGATCCATCGCCAATCAGGACTCCAAGAACGTATGGGTCGATCGGCAACTTTTGCTCGGGATACTCCACAGGCGAAGCAATTGGCACGCAGTAGCGCGGCCTTGACCGACCGGCAATCCACGGCTTCTCTCCACTACGCGCTTGCCGCACTCTGCGCTGACCATTCGCGAGGGGCTTGCCAGGTAGGGGGACGAATGACCTTATCTCTTGAAGTGTGACAGTCCGCCAATCCTCTGCGCGGATGCCGTACGCCCTGATGTCCCAGCGATGACTATCATCACAAATAACTTTTGTCCCATCGGAAAAGCTGACTTCGTAACACTCGGTCTCCGGGTAATCCCAAGTCCCCAAGACTCGGGTTACAGAGCCATCATCCGCGTAGACGGCATCGCCGGATTGGATCTCAGACAGAGCTCGCCAGCCCGACGGCGTTGCGACTGGGGTCGCGGGATCCAATGGCCCTCTCGGGCTCAAGATTACGGTGTTAGCGCCAGCTACGTCCGATAGGTGCTCGTTGCTCTGCCCCGTAACCAGAGCTTTATGCCATTCCTTCATGTGCCGAGCGGGCGGCTTGCCCATCAGCTCGCAGAAGTAGCCGAAGTTGTCGCGCGCCTTCAGAACATGCGGCGATTCGACAACGATCTCCGGTGGTTTGGTGATCCCTTGCGCCGCCAGCTGGGCACTTCGCCGGCGTGCCAGGGCAATCGAAGCGCCTGCCATATCAGCAATCTACCAGTTTCGCCCTAGTCCGGCCTACTTCTCTGATTCCAGCTGCGCCCAGACCGACTCAAAGGCCATATCCAGCGCGGGCATCACCACCTCGTTGTCCTTGAATGTGCTGCGCAGGGCCCGCATCGCCATGTCGGCGCCGGCCAGCACCAGACCGCGGCGATCGGTGGTGCGGTTCATGCGCTCGATCTCGCTGACGTGCCCCCGCAGTTCCTTGGAGAGCTGAGCAATGCGACTGGCGGCGGCATCCGCCTTGATCAGGTCAGCCTGCACTTGCTGTCGCAGGTAGTCAATGTCGGCCTCGAGCTTGCAAATCTCAGCCAGCAGCAGCTCGCGGCGGTTGAGCTTGGGGTAGTTCTTGCTGACCCACCTCTCCAGCGCCGTAAAGCTGTCTTGGTAGCCAAGCACTCCTGCGTACAGCCAGATCTCGTAGATCGAGTAGGTGTGCTCGACGTAGTTGAGGAAGCCCTCGCGTCGATCACAGTCCAGCGCCGCCAGGAACTGGGGAACTGGACCGTCCGTGTTGATCGCCATCAGCCGTAGAAGCGGGCGCCCTGACTGCGGATCGCCCCGCGGGCATCAGCACGCAGTCGCAGGGTCTGGTTGCCCGTCTCCTGCAGGTTCAGCCGCTCCTGCTCGCCCTGGGTTTGCGTGAGCAGGCGGGACTGGGCCCCCTGGGTTTCCACGGTCTTGCGCTGCTCCTCGCCCTGCTTGCCGTAAAGGTTGCTCGTGATGGCTCCCTCCGCGCCCATCAGCTTGAGCGTATTGCCGGTCTTGAGGTTCTCCAGGCCCTGCTGATAGGTACCCAGGGAGTTCAAGAAGGCATCGTTGTACTGGATGGCCAGGCCGGCATTGGCCGTGGTGCCATAGATGTCGCCAATCTTGCCGGCAACAATGCCGCCGACGGTCTCATTGTCTCTGTACTTGTTCCCGAAATCGACCAGGCCTTGAATGCCCGTATTGACCATCTGGCCGGGAATGGAACCAAAGCTGTAGCCCGTGCGGCCTCCGCCCTGGTTGCTGATCTGTGGGGCGGCGCTGGCGACCGACGGTGCAGCAGTTCTGGCCTGAGTGCTGGCGTAGCTCTTGACCTGCTGCCGACCCGCCTTGGTCTGCGAGGCTTTCTTGACAGTCGTCCCCAGCGCCGTAGCGGCTGACTGGTACGCCGCGTTGTTGCGGAAATTGGCGTAGGAACCCATGGCAGACCTCAGGCGAAGATAGATGCAGCGGTCAGCGCGAGATTCGCGATCATATTCATCGTATTTTCACTGCCCCGCTGAGCTAGGACCTTCTCTTGCAGGGTGCGATTTTTGTCATCCTGACTGCCTGCAAATGCCATAACCTCGCGGAGCCGTTCGGCGTCACTCCCGCCGGCCATGCTGGCTTCATGCTGCAGGAAGTCGCCCAGTAGAGCGCGGCGCTCTCCAGCGCGGGCTGCTTCGGTACTCGACTTGGCGCCAATGAGCCGTGTCGCCGCATCGGTGTTCTGGTCAATCATGACGCCCCGGCCCTCGAGCTCGGAGCCGGCGCCCATCGTTCGCAGGCGCTCGTTGTTCTGTAGCCCCTGCAGAGTGACGTTATTGATACCCGTTTGGAGCAAATGTGAGCGCGTTTGCCCCAAGCTCTGATCCGTGACCGGCTTCGGGTCCAGCGATTTCTTATACAGCTCCCACGCCTGCGCGTCGATACTGCCCGGCACGGGCGTACCAGTCAGGCTGCCGAGGATCCGCTTGCCAATCGCATCGGAAACCTGCGACAGAAATCCACCAGCTGGCTGACTTGTCACAACGGGCGCTACTACCTACGCCCATGCTAAGGACTTAACCGAGGCCCTGCCCCAGCTGCTGAATAACACCGGCGCCGTAACCGCGACTGCTGGCAGTTCTCTCTCCGCGCCGGGCGCCCTGGTATCTCAGGAAGTTATCCAGATTCTGGTACAACGCCAGGGGGTCTGTACTTTGCATGCTCGGCAGAGATAATCCTGCGCCACCACCAAACAACTGCCCAGCCATCCGACCGATTCCCGCTCTCCGATTGGCGCGGCGGGTCAACTCATTCTCCCGGGCCTGGGCATCGAGGAGGTCCTTCTGACGTGTGGCCGCGCCGAACTCAGTCAGCCCCTGCTGGGCCATCGCCAGGCCAATTGAGGCGTTTTGGATATTGGCCTGCGTCAAGGCTTCGGTCATTGCCGTGTCCTTGACGAGCCCAAAGCCCGCAACGGGAGCGACTGGCTGAAAACTCGCCAGATACGTGTCCGCGACGCCCATGGTCAGCCCATGCCTCCCAGTACAGCTTGCGTGGTGGCCAGCTGCTGCTGAGCGCCAGCATGCTGCTGCATCAGGAACGCCTGCGCCATGTTCTGCCGCAGCTGCGCATCGTTCTGCAGTGCGGTGAGCGCCTTGGCACGTGCCACCTCGTTCTGCAGTGCCACCTTGGCTGCCATGTCCTGAACCGGCAGCAGGGTCTTCATGCGCTCAGCCTCAAGACCCATGGCAACGCGCGCCTGCTTCTGGGCGTCCCGCAATGCCTGATCCGTGGGCGAGCCCTCCACCAGGTCTGCCGCGAAACTCGCCAGACCTTTACCGGCCTCGCCGCCAAGTGCACCACCCAAGGCGCCACCCACGAACGTACCGACGGGACCCAGGAAGGAGCCAGCCAACGCCCCCAAGGCGCCACCACCAATGGTGCCAGTTGCCATGCCGCCGGCTTGGGCCACATTCCGCCCCGCCGATTCGTTGGGGTCATTGAGTTCATTGGCTGCCGCAATCAGCGCTAATACCGAACCCAGCCCAGCGCTCGCGCCACCAATGCGCCCCATCCGCAGCGCCTTAGTGTCCGGATTCATCAGGCCCATGGCTATCAGCGGCTTTTCCGCTGCCTTCCGGATTCCCTGCCTGCCCCCCTGCCCGAAGGGATTCCATCCACCGGCGGATACTGCCGCGGCAGTCACATCAGCAGGCGAGGAACCCTGATCCCGCGGAGCGTAGGTATCGGGAACCAGAAGTCCGCCGCCCGCATCGATGTATCTGGCCATTCCCGCCGGGAGGAATTACTACTGCCTTGATTCTAGAAGCCGCTTTCTAGCTGCTCTTGCCTGGCAAGTTCCACATAACGCCCCAACACTTTAAGGTCAATCATCAACACACCATTCACCTCAACCACCGCATCAGGGAACACCTCTTGTACCTGCTGCGCCGAAAAACCACCCCGCAAAACTCCGCTGGGGTCCAGCTCACGCCGATAGCGAAATTGCAGCGGTGTCAGGCGACGCACCCGCTCAAGAATGCTCACGCAACTCCCTGACGGCGTAGGCCAGCTCGCTCAACCGGTCGCCCGCCGGAGCGAACGCCAGCGGCTGCATGTCCTCCTTGCAGCGCTCGTCGCACAACGCCAGGGCACCGCCGAGCACTGTTCCGGCCGTCGAAAGAATGCCGCTAATCATGCTGCCCCGTGAACGAGCCTGGGCGGCTTCCTCCATCGCATCCGCCTGGCGCCGCGCAGCGCCCACTTCGCCGATCGCGTTCACAGCGCTGCCGGCGATGCGACCTTGGGCGGCTGAATTTAATTGGGGCGTACTGCCGAGCATCTCGCTGGAATCACGGTCGATGCTTCCGAGCATCGGCTGCACCTCACCCTCTGAAGCACCGCTTGATCCGCCGGCACTGACCAGTCGCACCGGCTGGAAGGTGGGGGTCTCAAAGCCCCACCCCGAGTTCTGCGATCTTGAGCCGGCGAACCTAGTCACAGTGCATCACCATCAGTAGAGCTTGTACTGGGCTCCCATGAGAGCTCGCTCGCCAGCGGTGGCATTGACGGCGTCAATAGCGGGAGCAGCTGGTTGACCGCTGCCCATGGTCGGACGCATGGCCATGCCTCGCATGGCACCGCCGGCAATGCTGCCGAGCCCGCTCAAGGCTCCAGTCAGGATCGAACTATTGGCATCCGTCCGCGCGGCAGCGACCTGCGCATTGGCCAGATAGTCCGCCGCGCGCATCCGGGCCATCGAGGC